TCAACTAACTCTGGGTGGTTTATAGAAAGATAAGTATAAATTGCTTCATTCTTACCTACTCTAATTCTTCTAATGTAGAAATCATTGTGCCAAGCATGAATCCCAGAAGATGTTCCTAAAACCAATGAAGATGTACCCGATGGTTTTACTGTAGTTGTTCTAGCCGCTTTATTGATTTCAATCAAATTAGCTACTCTTTCATTCTCTTCTTTTACTGCTTTAGCTGCAGATTTCATATCGTATCCTAATACTACACCAGAACCAATACCCGTCATTCCAACACCAATCAATGCATCTTTTTGTGTTGTTCTTTTCCATACATCTCTTAAATAATGGAAGTCAGTATATCCTGCCTGTAATGTTCCGATAAACGCCGCACCTTTAACTCTTTTTTCAAAGTCTTCTTGTGATTCAATATCTGAAGCATTTACCTCACATAAGTTACAGAACTGATAAGGTCTCAAACCTATCTCACAACAAGGGTTAGTTCCCCAATCTTTATCATTTGAGAAATAAATTCCTGGTTCACCTGCCCCACTAAGTTCAATTCTTTTCCATAAATCTAAGAAAAACTCTTTAGTTACTTTGTGTCTTAGTAATACTGCTGAATTATTTGCTCTACCTCTTTGTGGGTTAAGTTCCCACCACGAACCTGATTTACAAGAAATCATTTCATCATCATCTGCACTAAACAAACTAATCAAAGCTGCTCTACGAATACCACCTGCAAGAACTGCATCTGCAATGTAACAAACCATATCGTGTACTTCGATAGGTGATAACTTATCACCATCTGTTTTAGCGTCTAATACTTTCTTAATATTATGAATACAATCTTTTAGTGGTTGTGGACCTGGTGCCTTACCACCAGATGTTACTAACAACGCCCCTTTTTGTCTTATATCTGAATAATCAAATATAGGTGTTGATGACTTAACACCAAAATAAGATTCTACCAATACTTTAATTGCGTCTGCCCATCCTTCAATAGAATCACCAATCAGATATCTTCTACTTCTCTTTGGATTTGGTTTTCTAATTTCTGGTAATGCATCTACGTGATGTTTTTGTACTGAAAATCCTACACCTGTACCACCTAACAATAAAAACATTGTTTCCGAAAATGCGTCAACATGATCGATAGGTAAGTATGCACAATTATATATTCTATTTGGTGATATCTCAATAGGTTTTCCACCAAATTGTAAACTTCTCATTGACGGTAATATTTTCTTATCGTATACCATCTTATAAACTTCTTCTATCTCATCCTTAATCTTAGGATATTTCTTTTGGTGCATCTCCTTGTTTCTCGTTACTAACTCTTCCCAAGTCTCTCGTCTCTTCTCTTTTGGGAGATACTTAGCGTACTTCATGTACACTGTAATGTCTGATAAAATTTTGTTTGATAACTCCATATTTTAACTTTTTTACTTTTTTTTAGAGAAAAGAATCCCTTAATGGTTTAAATTAAAAACCATAAAATTCTTCTTTCTAAAATGGTTGATTATTATTTTTTGAACTTCTACTTTTCTCTATCGTTTTACTAATAAAATCAGATGTTTTTTTCTTCTGTCCTTTGTCGTGTTGTAAGAGGGTTACATCCGTACTTTCACTAGTGTCGATAACTAATGTACCATTATCAAAGATAATGTCATCGAAAACTACTCCGTCCCTACCAAAACGTGATTTAAGAATGGCTAACGTTGCTCTTCCTTCTTCTTTTTGTTCTAAAGTTTTAGCAACTGATAAAATAAAGTGTCCTATCTGTCCTTTTTTGATTGAACCACCCATCATATTCGCTTCTACTAAGTCTGCACCAATAGCACTTCTGTTACCTTGTACCGCAGTCCATCCAGCAATATCTAATTCCGCTAACATAGTTTCGAATTGTCTCATAACATTTCCTTCTCCACTATATTCGTCTTTGAATTGTTTTGTTGGTTGAATACAGTCAATGTAGTCAACGAATACAATATCTGGTTTTACACCCGATGAGATTAATTTACGTAAGTATTGTTTGATGTGTGGAATAGTAGTACCATCACTAGACATCTTCTTAAGTATCAAATTACCTTCTAAGTTTTGGAATCTAGGGATAACTTCTTTTACTTCTTCTTTTCTATCACCTAACTCACTTAATTCAATGCCCGTAAAACAGGTTAAGTGTTTTCTTTGAATAACTTTTACATTGTCCTCAAAGAAAATCTGTACCACATTCTTCCCTTCTAAATACGCAGTGTTCGCCATTCTAGTGATTAATGTAGTTTTACCTACACCAAACGCCGCTAGAATAACTCCTAACTCACCTTTCGATAATCCACCACCCATAAGATTATCTATACCAATCAATCCTGTTGCAATAGGGTCTCTAAAATCATCAGCTAATACTTCTTCTATAGCATGAAAGATATCAACTCCCTCATCTTTTTCTGTTCCAACTGATATAGCTTGTTTAACCAACTCTTCACACTCATCATATCTATCAAAATCTCCAACATCTAAAATCTTTTGGATTTTTTGGGTAGCCTTCTTAAGTTCTTGTTGTTTGCAGAACTTAATGGCAACATCTTGTGTGTGTAAACAATCTTTATTGTCAGATTCTCTAACTTCTTTAATAAGTTCAGTTGCGGACTCTCTCGCTATTTCTCTCCGTACTTCACTTTTAATTATGTTAAAGATAGTCTCATAAGAAGGAATTGTTTCGTATTTTTCATAGTAATCTTTTAAACTAGCAACAACTAATCTCATATATTCGTTGTCAAAATAATTCGGATCAACGATTGAGACAATACTCTCTGAAAATTTATGATCTTCTACTAATTGTTTAACTAATTTAATCTGAAAACTATATCCTAAATAACCTAAATTTAAACTCTCATTTTTCGCCATTCTTTAATTGATTTTAGTTATTAATAAATATAGGACTAAGTTGATAACCGCAGTAATTTTTTGTATAATTTTTACGACTTAACCCCTGTTGCAAATAATCGATGATTTTTGGTATAATTTTTCTTATGTCAACATCATATCTGACGTTTGGTGGGTAGTCATTACCAGAAAAAATCTTCTCACATACTACTCTTCCTTTCACTTTTATTTGTAATGTGAAGAAGTCTTCGTTCTCATATATGTCAACAGGTTTTGTATCTTCTTCCGCAGTAGTTGCAACTAAATAATTGTAATATCTATCCATATAATCATACGTTTTAGATTTAAAATGATTTTTAATCAATTCTACTGTATCATCTATAGTTTCCTTTAACTCATATGATTTTAGAGAGTCTCTATTGTAATTATTGATTGGAAAGTTTCTTCCAACAATAGGATTTCCATTAATTAAAAACAGAAATTCAAAGGGGTGTGTTTTATACTTCTTCTTCATAACTTAAACATTTGCTTTTTTGTAATAATTTTTTTCTTTTTTTATTATTGATAAAAATGGTTGTAAAAAGTTTATATATCCATCTCTACCACCTGGTATCGCCCACATTAAACCGTCTTCAATCATCATATTAATCACATTTTTAGTTTCTCTACCTTCTGGATCGATAGATGTACTAAACAGATAATCTAAATCAGATTTACTTTCTTCAGTCAAAAGTGGATTCTTTAAATCTATAATCTTTTCGTTAACTTCATATATCATTTCTTTCTGTGAACCTTTAGTGACTTTATTAAGTATATTATCCAGTGTTTTCAACCTACTTTTTCTTTCTTTTTGTATATTTTCAATTTTACTAAAAATATATTCCAAAGTCAAAGTTTTTTCCATAATTTCTGGAAAAAATTTTATTAAGGTTTTTTCACTCACCCCCAATATACCTTTTATGTTATCACTAACATCACCTGTAATGGTTTTTATTAACTTAAGATTAGAAGGGTGATGATCGAAATCAACCAAATAGTTTTCTTCTGTAACTATCTTTTTAAGGTTGATTACATATACACTTACCCTTTCGTTGATTAGTTGACATAAATCTCTATCATTACTCATTATAACCACTTTCTCATCGTCTGACATATTTTTTACATAGTATGCGATAGAATCATCCGCTTCAACAATATCATCTCTGTATTGTCTTATAAACAATTCTTCACAATAAGAAATTACTCTTTCTTTTTGTATATATAAATCAACTTCTGAGGGTGGTTGTTCGTTATAGAAATCTTTGTCTCTGTTGGACTTGTAGTCTTTGTATATTTCGTACCTAAGTCTACCACTAAAAGTCCCATCCCAAAATACGTAAACTCTGTCAAACTTATTTTCGTTTAACATTTTTCTAACCATTGTTAGGAATTGAAAAATCCCGCCTATATGGTTCTCTTTATAGTAAAGATTTTTAGCTCCATGATAGGCGGTTTTCAACAACGAGTCTCCATCAACTAGTAAAGTTCTTTGGGTTCTTTTTTTCTTATTAGGTACTCTCACTCATAATCGATTAAAGGTTAAACATTTAATTATCCGAATAATCGACAGGTGACTCAATTACATCACCTTCAACAACATCAAATGATAATACATCATCTCCAACAGTTTCAAATACTTCTGCCCAATAATCTTTATTATCAGACTTATAAGTATCTATCGCCTTTTTATCGTCTTCAATGAAACCATGTGTTGTTGCAAGTATCTTACAATCTGCGTATCCCAAACCATTCATATGGTTTTTATGAATACCTACTTTAGTTCTGATTGCGAAATTAACTTTTCTACCTTTATTGGTTGCATTTAATTTCGATATACCAGCACTTTTTTGGTTTCCAAATAAGAATACTAATGCGCAAGATAAGTAAATTGATTGTCCTCCTTTTGGTTGTATTCTAGGTTGCCCAAATGGATTATCAGGTAACTCTACCCAAGGTTGGTTAACAAATACCATAGAGTTAGTATAATCGGATGTTACCTTACGAGAAGATGTTATCCTTTGTGCCATGCCCATACCCCATTTTTCTGAGATAATCCTTGCAGTATGTTGGTTACCACCTTTACCATTAAATGACATTTCACAAGGTATGGTACCAATAGAGTCCCAACAAAATACAATATCGTGTGGTATTTCTCCGTTTTTCTGTGCGTTCAAAACTTCTGTTACATATTCAAAGGCTTGTTCAATATAATCAAAACCTAATTTATATAATAGAAATCCATCCCAATAACCAATAACTTCACCTGTTTCTCCATCTACTTCTTCAACATACTCAGTCTCTAACCCCATTTGTTTTGCGTGTTCGAAACTAAATTTTTGTTCGGTAATGATGAATACAGGTAAAATACCTTTTTTCTGTGCATCCACCGCAGTTTTGATTAGGGCGGTGGTTTTTCCAGTATCCGAGTGTCCTAAAAGCATATTAATCTGACCCATAGCAGGACCTGGAATTCCTGTCGCCTTCTGAAAGGCTTCCCCTAGGTCAAAGTACTTTTGTTCTTTGTACCTATCACTAGAGGAAAACTTCTTTCTTATAGACGAAAAATCAGATGCTTTTTTCTTTAGTGGTTTCTTTGGCATAATTTAATTAAAACGGTAATTCGTCACCATCATCTAAATTAGAAACTTCAACGTCATCATTGTCAGTAGTATTACTGTAATCATTTTCAAAAGACGAAGTAGTCTCCGTTCTCATCATATTGATTTCTTCTGTTAGTGACGCAGTTTCTTTTTCTTCTTTGTCTTCTTCAGCAACATATTTCTTTTGTTCTGAATCCCAAACTGGTGTTTTGTTTGTAGCTACAATCTCTAAATATTCTTTAGATTTTTTAGCGTAAACATCTTTAAATGATTCCTCATTACTAATCCATTCATTAGCGTAATCTTTATCATTTGTTAAGATAGATACATCATCTGCCATAATTGTATTAACAACAGAATAATTATTCTGATCTCTACCAGAAGTGATAACAATATCTCTTCCTTCTCTAGGATCACTAATATCTCCTTTTAATTTGAAAACGGGAATTAGTTTATCCATAACACCATTTCCGTTTCTATAGTGTTTAAATCTCCAAAATTTAACACCATGATCTTCATTATCTCTATCAATTCCCTTTACTACGTAGAATTTTCTAGGGATAAATTCTTTAGCTAATTGTTTAGCTTTTTCAGAACCATCTTCATATAAGGCATCTTTCGCCTCACATAATGGACAATGTTCTCCATCATTAAGATGGTTACAGTAAATTTTTTCATATTTACCATTAACTTCTTTTTCGTGATAAAAAACTTCAGTAAATGGAGAACCACCATCTTTCGCTGGTAGTATTCTAAAAGTTTTTGTTTGTGACTTTACACCTTTCGGTAACTTTTCAGTAAAGTACTTTTTTAGTCTGTCTTCGTTGGAAATTTTGTTTCCACTTTTTTTAGGTTCAGTGTTTTTTTCGTACTGAGCCAAAATCGCATCTAAACTACTCATTGTTTTGTATTTTTAAATTATTAATTATACAA